CTACAACCAGAGAAAGATGCTATCCTAACCATTCTTAGAAATTATAGAGGTCAAGTAGTTTTGACTTCTGTTAATGAAAAGAGCGTTCCAAAGGAAATTAAAACAATGTGCCAAGTAAAAAGGGCCGGTTCAAAAAACCATTTAAGAGAGAGCATAGAAACTCTTGCTCCAAGGAGCGAGGCCCCCTTTTCATATGAAAGAGATACCTATTCCTTGGTGATGGAATATCTTAAAACAAAGGATAGGGATATGATTTGTGAGTTAATGCTATTCAACAAACCATCCGACACCCAAATTCTAACTTGGCTCTCGGAAAATATGCATCCAAATCGCTTAGTATTCGTTGATGGTATCGTGAGAAGAAGATGGAGCCAGCGATACTTCTATGAAATGCTTTCCTATGCTCATGTGGGAAACATGATTGGTCGCATTCAAATGCCAAGAAGAGGCACCTATTCAAAAATCCCAAGTCTTTCAAGAAGGCTCGGTGTAAGAAACCCGAAACTTCTTTCTCAGTTATTTGAGGATGAAGACTTCAAGACTTGGGCAAAAACAAAGTTGAACAATGCAGAATGTCGTCTGCTTAAACTTGGTGAAAAGAAACGGCGAAAGAAGACTGACCCTATCAAGGTTCAGCAAACCTCATTGGGGGATTTTATATGAAATTGAAATTACAAAAGAAAATACCAGAGAAAATTACGGAAGTCCTCAAAGGACAGACTTTACCCACTCATATCATTTTTGATAGATTATTAGGGCTGTTAGCCTATACCCGCAAAGGGAAAACAAAGCGTTGGAGAAATGTTCCAACGAAACAACAAGTCTCTTCTATCCTTAGTTCGGGACTTTACCCTCAATTTGTAAGGGTCAGCAAGAAAGGAAAGTCTCCTGCATATTGGACATATGTTATGGAGGAAGAGTAGTGCGCCCAGTTTGGAAAATAAAAGAATGCCCAAACTGTGGAAACACAAGAATTACTTTGGCTAGAAATGCTTTTTGCCTTCTATGCCGAAGACCCGCATTTAAATGTAAAATGCACATGAAAGATTATATATGGTGATTAAAATGCTATGGACAGAAAAATACAGACCAAATAAAATTAACGATATTAAAGGACAAGAACACTTTGTAATGGATGCTCGTTCTTGGATTGAGACAGAAGATATGCCTAATCTTCTATTATACGGAAATCCTGGAAATGGCAAAACATCTGCCGCAATTGTTGTTGCTAAAGAGTTTTTGAAAGATAACTTCAAAGATAACTTCTTTGAAGTAAATGCTTCTGATGATAGAAGGCTTGAGACTGTTAGGACAACTATTCGTCAAGTAGCCCAAAGCGGAACTATTGGAGAGGTTCCTTTCCGAATGATGCTTCTTGACGAAATGGATGGAATGACTACTGATGCTCAAAATGCCTTAAAGAGAATTATGGAGCGTTATGCAAGTAATATTCGCTTTGTTATTACCTGCAATGATAGAAACAAAATCATTTTTGCTCTACAAAGTAGATGTGCGAACTATCATTTCAAAGCGATTTCAAATGACCATATGTTAGATATGGTAAAAGATATTCTTCTTAAAGAAGAAATAAGTCGTTTTAACGATGAAGAGTTAGGGTCTTTTATATACTCTATGAACGGTGATATGCGGAGGGCGATTACCGAGATACAGGCTGCTAAAGCCAGCAATTCAACCCTCAAAAAACAAATTGATGTTTCATTGGAAGAATACCATAAAATACTCATTAAACTTACGAATAAGAATTCAAATGTATTAGGTGAATTACATGATTTGTTATACAAAGGCCGAACAACAAAAGAAATTTGTGTCGGCTTACACGATTCAGTCATCAACTCAAAGGGGCTTGATAGCACCTTGAAATTTAAATTTCTCCGAACAATCGGAGAATGTGAATACCGTTCCAATAGTATGACCCCAAAAGTGCTTTTATCATGGATGGTGGGACAACTGTTGTAAAAACAAAAAAAAACAAAACAAAAAATGGAAGTGAAAAAACATGGAAGAAAAAACTGTGAAAGAAATAGAAGCAGGTGCTAAGATTCTTGGTCTTACCACTGAAGAGGCAAACACTAAGTTTGCCGAGATTTGTAGCGAAAGCCACATTGAAACGAACAACCCCATCGGTCTTGGACTATGGAGAAACTATGTCGCAAATGCGAAGCGCTCTGCATCAAGCGGAAAGCAACAGCAACAAAGCGATTCTCTTTTCAAGCCAGCATTTGGATTCTTTTTGTCTCTTGATGCACCACGGGATATGATGTCGTGGAACCGAAACAAAGCAAAGGAAGAATACCTTCGTGATTCCGATAATGCTCTTGAGAATGGAATTGTTGCAGTAGCAACAGAAAACGCTCTTGGGAAATTTACGGTGTCTCGCTACTTCAACGGAAACTATGAAGAAAAGGTTGTAGGTACTTTACCCAAAGGAGCAGAAACTCTTGATGATGGTAGAATCTACATTCCCCTTGATGCTACGGCAACCTACATGAATGGTGGCAAAAACAACAATTACGGTAAGCCCCTACCAAAAGAACAATTCCGCCGCACTGGTATTTTCTTTGGTTCCGTTGCCGGTGGAGAAATGCAACCGTATTTCTTCTCCTACAAGAATCAAGGAGGAATTGACTTTGCTCCAAGTACCTTTGAATGGGTTCACTTCATTTGTGTTGCCGGTTCTAATGGGACTGACATTTACGGAGCAACTGATACGACTCTCAAGAGTCTTCTCATCAATTCGGAGATTGACCCCGAAGCCGACGCCTACCGAGATATGTCCGACTTTTCCTTTGAGAACTGTTTGAAGGAACATTTCAACGACCACATTTCAGCCTTGGTTGAAATTGATAAGGCTCACATTCTATTGCAGAGTAAGGCTTCAAAGGAGCGTTTCGTGATTACCGATGGAACCGTGTGCAATATGAACATGACTCCAACAAAGAACGGAAACCGAATCATCAACATTACAGACCTCAATGCTGAAATTGACTTTGAATCGGATGCCATGACAACTTGTTGGATTCCCGAACATCTTGAATTGGACTTCGGTATCGGTTCTACTGTTATCGTGATTGGCCGAACAAGTCAAAGAATGGTTGATGGAGAAGCAGAACCAACAACAATCAATGTTGCTGGTGTGCTTTGTGTTGAGCGTGTGGGTTCACCCGTTGAATCCGCCCAACCCGTGGAGAAAGACTTTGACTGGTTTTGATTCCTCCCTTGCGCTGGAAACCTTGGGAACCGTGTAAATGTTGGCGGTAGAATGACATTCGGATAGGTGCGAAGCCTATCAAACCAAAAGGTGAAAAAAATGAAAGATTTAATCGGAGAAAGATTTTTAGTGAAGAAAAATGCATATGTTGTTGATTTAGCAAATGTAGATTTTATTACTTACAAAGAAAACGAAAATGAAATTGGAACTTACTGGGTGAAGTTTCATATTGGACAGAAAGAAGCGAGGTATGTTTGTTATGACCTTGAATCGCTTCGTAGTATTATTCAGTATTGGACAATGAGTAAGAATTCAAAAACTAGAATTGACGAAAATAAATTGGTGTGATGAAAAATGGGACTAACAAATAGTAAAGGAAATGCTTTACCAAGTGAAACATTCTTGGAAATGCATAAGAAACAAATGGAGAAGAAAAGAGAGAACAAAAAATCAAGAATGGTTTTAGGTATTTGGGGCATGCCCAAGACTGGAAAAACTGGACTGGCACTTGATTTCCCCGATAGGAAAATCTATGTTCTTGATTGGGATAGTGGCGTAGAATCTACATGGATTACTTGCCATGACGCAACAGAAAGAATTGAAGTGTTTGACCCTATCGTTCAAGACAAAGAAGCACAATTGGATATTCACAAGTCCGAGCAAAACTCAAGAGACTTTGTGAAGTATGTTCATTCAAAGATTGAAGAAGGGGAGAATCCTATCTTTGTTCTTGATGGTGTGGACACTTGGTTTAACAGTTGTATTCTCAAAGTTAATCCTGACCCAACGAAGGTGACGAAAATTATGCCGTTTCAATACGGTGCAAGAAATAAAACATTTGAAGCATTAATGGTTTCTATTTATCGTTTGAAGTGTGATGTGATTTACATTACTCACGAAGCAGAAAAATATGTGGACAATGTTCCTGTTGGTGTTCAACCAGCATGGCGTGATTGGGGCGGAAAACTTGAGCAAGAGATTCACTGCACCCGAAAGAATGTCAAAGGTGAAATGCACTATGTCGCACAATTGATTGGTTCAAGAACAAACGGAAACTTGGTCGGCACACGCTGGACAGTCCGAGAAGGAACCCCACCAAATATTGTTTGGAACGGTATTCCCGAATTACGGGAGGGTAAAATTTGAAACCGAAACAATGTTGCGGTATTAATTCTGCCAGTGGTGGTGGCTCTAAAAAAGGAGACAGATGTAAAGTCATGGTAAAGGATTTTAATACCAGACTTAAGAAGTGCCTAAACGACAACAAAGACCTATGCTTTATGCACTGTGATTGTGCATATTGTTTAGATACTTACGAAACACGAAGTAATCGGGGAAAGAGACATAAATCAACACTTCACGAAGGAAAGGCTAACTATGACTATCTATTTAACCGTTGGAGTTCTATAAATTTGGATGCTCCAGATTTTCTTTTGAAAGAAAAGGATATTGAAAAACTAAGAATCATTTGTTTGGTCGTATATAAAGAGTATAATCATCTTTGGTCGGATATTGTTTCTCTCGCTAAGAAAAGAAAAGAGAATAAGAAAACCCTGCAAAAGATAGCAGAACTAGAATTAGAATTGAACAAACTAAAGGAGAAATTAGAATGAAATTTACAGTTAGCGCAAAAGAACTAGAACAAGCAATTGAAAGTATTCGTGTCAAAGGAAAGTCCCTAACCTCAAAGGGTTTCGGCAACGCTTCAATGGGCGACTACATCTATGTTGTTCTTGAAGGAAACACCCTTTCTATTGTAAATGGTTCAGCCATCTTCATGGCTAAAATTACCCTTCCCGTTATTGGTGAAGAAAATGGAAACTGTGTCGTTGATGCAACGGTTGTTTTACCGTACTTAAAATCATTCAAGAACAATATTACTGTGGCGGGTGGTGATTTTATTTCAATCACCCAAACAGGAAAACAAGCGAGCCTACCTAAAGTTGTAAATCATCCTGCTATGGATGCTTTAGAAAACTCTTTGGAAAGAACGAAAGGAATCGTATGGTCGGCTGTATTGGATAAATTGCCTACCTTTGGCAAGACAACCTTTGAGGGAGCCTTTTCTTTAGTGTCCGACCAATTCAAATCTTGTATCAAGAATTGCGAATTGGTCAAGAGTGGAGTGTATAGCCTTAACTTTAACAAGGAAACAATTACTCTCTCTTCACAACAGAATGTGCAGAACAGATACACGGAAACAATTACCCCAGTAAGCGTTCTTGGTGAAGCGGCTTCTCTTGATTATACTAGCCCCATCCATAACTTCTTTGATAAAGAACAGTTGTTAAACTTCTATGTGAAGGATGACTTTCCCCTGCTTATTGTAGCAGAAGACAGAATGATTCTAAAAGCCCCACAAATTGGTGATTGAATGATAATTAGTAAAATGAATAAAGGTCAAAATATATACACATCTTGGAGAGAAAATGGCGAGAAGAAATGGAACATCGTTCCGTTCCGTCCATATTTTTATGTTCATGAAAATGAAACCCCTAGACACTACAAGCCATCAAAATACATTGAGCGTCAATTTGAATATGAAGAAGGCGACTTCTTTAATTTGGAAGGACAACAGTTGAAGAAAGTTTATGTTGAATCTTCCTTTGATATTCGTAAAGCAAAAGAAGAGTTTTCTAAAACCTATGAAGCCGATGTTCCTTATCACTTTAGGTATGCTGTTGATGAAATCAACAAAATGCCAGAGTATGAAATGCGTAAGTGGTATTGGGATATGGAATGGCAACAGGGTGGAGAGTTTCACGATTGCATTACAACGATTGTTGCATATGATAACTACGATAAAGAGTATTTACAGTGGGTTTGGTTTCCCGAAGAAACCAATACTGAGACAAACTGTTTTGTTTTTAGCAGTGAAAGGGATATGATAGATTCTTTTTTGAATACAATGATTATGAAAGACCCCGATATGTTAATTGCTTGGTTTGGAAATAAGTTTGACTTGCCTCATCTTCTCAAGAGGGCTTGTGCTTTGGGAATTGAC